AGTTCCCGCCGCGCGAGGTTTCTGCGTTTCCAATATTTCAGACCTAAAAGACAAAAAGCCCTGTGCCTTTATGATTACCATAAGCCTTTCCCGTTGACCCATTGCCCAATATTACCCATGAACGCAACACGCCACGCAGAAATCTACGGAGTCAACACAACCCAAATCAGTCGCTGGAAGGCAGTAGGCTTACGAGCCGGATTCCCCTGCCCTTTGGACTTCCCTGAGAAAATGCCGGAATGGTGGGAACGGTGCAGGCAAGCTGGAGAGTGGACTAAGAGTTGCCCAACCAAGATCCTCGTTGCCGCCGGTAAAGTCCAAGCAGTCATCAACTCCAATTCCGGGGCAGAAAGCACTCCGATGGATTTTAGCAAGCAGGCAACCAAATCTCGCGGATACGCCGAAACGCTTGAGCTGGCAGAGCGGAACGTTACTGCGGTTCAGGTCATATTCGATCAAGCCTTACTCGACGGAAACGATACTGTTCTAATCGGATTGCAAAAGACCCTTAATGATGCCGTTGATTCTCATCGTGCTTTAATGAGAGACCGTGGAAAGATCCAAGCTGAAGCCGGTGAGACCCTGCCGAAGCACGAGGTAAGGAGTTCCCTACTTGAACTTCACGCAAATATCGCCCGCCAGTTCAGGCAAGGCATCAAGGCGGCATTCACATCAATTGAGACGGCAACGGAATCGCGGGAACAATGGGGTGTATTTGCTGACGAGCTTGTAGACCGGATATGCACCAAACTGAGTGAATCCAAGTTTGCTGCGGAATAATCTCAACCAAGCCATTTAATGTCCACCCGCGACTTCTTAGCCGAAACACTTACCCAGTTTTACCAGCCCCGCGAAACCCGTCCAATCGGCGACTGGGCTTACGAGAACATTGTGCTGGAAGGGGCTGAGAACCGGATGTATGCCGGAACGCCTTACGACGTTCGGCTCACCAGTTACAACGCTGTCGTATTCGACTTCCTGCAAGACCCTACCGACCGGGAATTGATTATCCTCAAGAGTTCCCAGATCGGACTGACCCTTGCCGTCTTTATCGGGCTGGCATGGACGACTAAATTTAACCCAGGCAACCTACTCTACGTAGCCAGAGATGTCCTGTCTGTGCGGGAACTCGGCAAGCAACGGCTTACTCCGATTATGTGCCAAGTCTCGCCGGAGTTTGCGGATGAGATTGGAGACAGGGACCAGACGATTCAGGTAAAAAAGATCAACGGAGTCACGATGCGGCTTATCGGAGCGCAATCCGCATCCGGCTTCATTAGTTTTCCATGCAGTATTGCCGCCTTGGATGAAACAGAAGTCCATGGCGAATTAGATGAAGGGTCAACAATCGCACTTACTCGCGCTCGGTTTAAGGGAGACTCCGATTACAAGATGATTGTCTTTAGTAAGGCTCAAGACAGTCCGATTTACGATACAGACAAGGTCACCAAACGCCAGAAACTGATCAGTGGACAGGGAACCCGGACCTGTGATGAGTTCTATTCAGGCACCCAAGAGACCCTGCACGTTCCTTGCCCGCATTGTGATCATTACCAACCATTGGAATGGGGTCAGATGAAGTTGCCGCCAGAAGCAATCATTTCGGCACCTGGGGTTTTGCCGGTGGAATACGACAGCGAGAAAGTCCTTCGCTTAACATATTACGAATGTGTCTCTTGTCATGGAAAGATTCTGGACTCCCACAAAAGGAAGATTGTGCCGCTGGGTAAATGGGTGCCAGCCGCGCCGGAGCAAAGGAAAGGTCCATACAAAACGGCTCATCCAAAACGAAGATCCGTTCAAATATCAGATCTCTACGTTCACATCTTTGATAACGTCCAATGGGGAAAGCTGATGGTCATGTGGCTTGAGGCGCAAGGGGACGACGAAAAGCTGGACGCTTTCTACAATGACTTCTTGGGACTCCCTCGCCCAGAACGTAAATCAGCAGGTAAGGTCGAACTGGCAAAAATCGACCGCCTCATATCTGATTACCCCCGCCTGCAATGCTACGATGAAGGCCGACGCTGGCAAGGCGCACAAGTCCCGCTTACCTTTGATCCGCTCTTCATAGGCATAACCATCGACAAGCAAGACGGTTACTTAAAATATGTAATCAGTGCTTTCATGGCAAATGGTGAGCCACACATTCTGGATTACGGAGTGCTGGCAAACGAGGACGACATCACCTTCCTGCTCCAGAATTTCATAGTAAAATCCAAATCGGGCGATGATTATCGGATCTACTGCGGACTGTTCGACTCCGGTTTCCGCCGGTCGAAGGTCATTGAATACTGCTGGGAGATTCGCGGCTTGATCCCTTACTTCGCTCCGGCCCGTGGAGTTCAGCGGGTGCAGTCGAGAGCATCGATCTGGGTAACGGAGGATAAGAGCATTCCAAACGCGGCAGTCAGCATCGTGAATTTTGACAGTCAGGCTTGGGAAGATGACCTTTACCGGCGCAGAATCATTGAGTTTGATCCGAAGAAGCCTAAACGGCGTTATCCTCGGATTCATTTACCTCTGGACGTTTGTGATGATTTTAAGTCTGAGTTATCTAACGCGCATCAGGTCGAGGAGACAATCAAGGGAAGGCAACTAGGCACATGGATCTGGCAAAAGGCAAAGCATCACGAAAGCAATGACTATGCTGACTGTGTAAAAATGGCTTTACTTTTGTGGGTATTACACGCCCCTGATGAGACCCCTGAAGATCCGCCTGAGCAGGAATAAACCATTTGCGGCAGTATCAACAGTGCCGTAAAATAAACGAGCCGCCCGATGTAATCAGCAACGGACGGCTCTCAAATCCATAACAAACACAGTGTCATGAATCCGTCAAAACGCATACTTCCGACCCCAGAAGAACTCAAGTCTGTTTTTCATTACAATCCAGAAACCGGAGAGTTTCTAAACAAAATAAACCGGGCGCGAACTACTAAGGCGATGGAGGGCATGGCGGCTGGCTGCACGTCAAAAAGCCATGGCTACAGAATGCTTTCATGGAAAAATATGAGCCTGCTTGGCCACCGCGTAGCGTGGGCAATTCATTATGGGGAGTGGCCAATTGATCAAATCGACCACATAAACAACATCCGGACAGACAATCGGATTACCAATTTACGACCAGCCACCAAGGAGGAAAACAACCGAAACATGGTAATTGGCCGCAGAAATACATCCGGAATTAAAGGCATCCGATGGTTGAAGGATCGCAAAAAATGGGTGGCTAAAATCTGTTTTCAGCGCAAGCACATGACGCTTGGGTATTTTTCCGGGAAAGAAGAAGCAGCCGCAGCTTATGCGGAAGCGGCCAAACGATTTCATGGGGAATTTGCCCGCCTAAGGTAGGGTTGACTTCGCCCTTCAGGGATGAGAGAAAGTATCATCCCAGCCATTGTGGCGTCATTTTCACGCCGTCATACGCTGGCAGAGCTTGATACCGCAATCGCTCAACTTGCGGAGGCATTCCTGACCTCGCAATTCAGCAATATTTCGGTTTTAGGCATGAGCACCGGCCAAAATGGAGACCGGGCCGATCTCATTCTCCAAACACTTGAAGCCGCCCGTCAAATGAAGGTTGAGGCAGATCCCACAACCGGAGAAGCGGCGGCAGCAATCGCTTTGGATGCCAAGACTCCACTCGGGGTCAATTTTGATTTTAGTCCACGCCAAATCGAATAAGTATGTCCAAGCGCAAACGACCTAAAACACTTCCGGCTCAATCTGGGGGCATTGAAGCTCCGGTCTCCTACGGCTACGGGAGCGGAGGAAGCTCTGGTTCTGGCTACACTGCCGCAGACCAATCCACCGGCAGAGGCTATGTATTTTTCCCTAACATAGACAGCAAGACGAATGTCTCGCAGTATGTCCGTAGCGAGGTATCACGCAAAGCCCGATGGCTTGAAGCAAACGTCGGTCTAGCCCGTCACTTCGCCAACACTCTGCCGCGCATGGCGGGACCACTTATTCCGCAACCAGCCACATCGGACACAGAGTGGAACAAGATCGCCCTAGAGTATTTTAACCGCACCCAAGGCAGCAGGCTCGTCCACGATCAAGGCGGAATGGAGAACTTCAGCACCCGGCAGAAGACCATTCTCAAACGCGGATTGGTCGATGGGGATTGCTTTATCGGACTGACCACCACCACAACCGGAACGGCCCGGACGGTATTCTACGAAGCTCCGCAAGTCGGAAGCGGAACCAAGCAAACCACGCAGGACGGATGGTTTGACGGAGTCCAAACAGACCGTTACGGAAAAAAGCAAGCCTACTCTATCCTTGAGCCGGGTAATTATAGCCGGGAAGCGCAAGTCATCCGCGCCGACAAGATTCTGCATTGCGGTCGGTTTGAATCCCCTCAGTCCCCTCGCGGCCTGACCGGCTTCATCCACGCCATCAACAATATGCTGGACTTGCGGGAGATCGATAACGATACCAAGCGAGGCATCAAGGCCGGGAACATCGTTGGCTTTTATGTCACCAATCAGATCCTGAACAACATCGATGCCGCCCCTGCTGCTGGGAAATACAACACCAAGCCAGACTATCGCGCCATCAATACTGCGACCGTAGCGGACCCCAAGCCGATCAAGTTTGAGGCACTTACGGAGGGAGGGGGCGCAATGCTTACGCTCAATCAAGGGCAGGATCTCAAGACGGTCAATGATTCCCGCCCGCACCAAAACCAGATGGACTTTAAGTCCTATCTTGTTCACGATATTGCTGCCGGGTTCTCCATGCCGGTGGAATCAATGTGGTCGATCAGCGGAATCTCTGGTCCTGCTGTTCGGTTTATCATGAGAATGGCAGAGAAGACCCTGAAGGAGATGCGGTCTAATCTCATTGAGCAGTTCTGCCAGCCGTATTGGGTTTATGCCATTGCTCTCGCGCAAAAATCCGGCGCAATCCCATACTGCAAAGATACCAACTGGTGGAAATGCTCATGGATCGCCCCAAGCGCCCTTACTATTGATGCCGGTCGGGATTCTCTCTCTGGCATGAAGGAACTGCGCGAAGGCGGCACTACTTATCAAGACTGGTATGGCGAGGACGGGGACGACTGGCGCAAGCAGTTTGAGCAAAGAGGTCTTGAATTGGCTTACGGTCAAGAGATTGAGACCCGCCTTGGACTTCGCGCAGGATCATTCTTTGGCAAGGAAGATAAGATTCCACCACCCGATTCAGACAAATCACAAAGTGTGTCCTAAAGTGTGTCCTTCCCTGAAAACATTCTGTAAAATATGATTCTTTCCTCCGCAATTCACGCTCGAGCACCTTGGGCAATCATGCCGGATATGCTTACGGAGTCGCTGGCTGCACTCTCTGCGGCCCGCCCACCGAAGCGCCCGATGTATAAATCGAACGACGACGGCGAATACGATATGTCGGAGGATTGGAGTCTTGCTGACCGGCATAATTCCGCCCGTCTTATGATTCAGCAAGTTGGGGGAACGACAGCGGTGCTTCAGATCCGGGGCATGATCGTAAAAGACTGCCCATTCTATTATTGGATGTGCGGATATGCCACTCCGCTTATCCTGCTGGATGCCGCTTTGGATATGGTTGCCGAAGGAGGGTTCACTTCCCTTATTCTGGATTTCAATTCCCCCGGCGGCTCCGTCCTCGGCCTGCAAGAGACCGCTTCCCGAATCAAGGCACTTCAGACGCAAGGGGTCCATACGACTGCCTACGCATCAATCATGTGCGCCAGTGCCGCCTATTATATAGCGTCGGCCTGCCAAGAGATCTTTGCCTCCCCTTCCGCCATTGTTGGAAGCATCGGGACTTATTCGGTGTTTATGGACTGGTCGAAGGCGGCTGAGATGTCCGGGTTGAGCTACAAGGTATTTGTAGCCCGCGATGCCCCGCTTAAAGCCGCTGGAGCAGACGGAACACTGACCCAAGCCCAAGCCGACGATATGCAACGCCATGTTGATGAAGCGGATTCCCTGTTCCAAGCGCAATTAAAAGGATCAAGGAAAAAGCTAAATCTGGAACAAGCATCAACCGGCGCATGGTGGAATGCCAGTTCTGCTCCTCGCGGAATGGTTGATGACGCCAGTTTGTTCCACAGTCTGGATGATCTTTTGGCAGTTCTTGCTGCTTGACAGTAAAGCAAAGGGCATGGCAACCGCCCAAGAAACCCCTGTTCCCGCCCCATCCGCTGGCCTTGTTGCCCGGATTGCCGCCCATCTCGGTCTGACCGCACCCGTTGAAACCGCACCGGTCGATGCGTCTGCTGAACTCGCGGATCTTCAGTCCAAGTTCGACTCTCTCCAAGCCGGATTTGATGCAGCTACTCTTAATGCGTTGGATCTCAGCAACAAGGTAACGGCCCTGACCGGTGAACTGGAAGTCGCCAACGCAACCCTTGCTGCCATCGAAGCATTGGTCCCGAACTGCACTACTTCCGATCCAGCCGCCGCCATTCAAGCCGCAGTCGTCCGCCAGTCGGTCGAGACCGTTGCTGCCAGTGGATTTAAAGTAGATGAAGCTCCCGCCGTTGATGCGACTGCCGCTGACGACAAAAGCCTTTCCCGCTCTGATTTCGCCAAGCTCACCCCGCAACAACAGTCTGACTTCTCCAAATCCGGCGGAAAACTGACCGAATAACCCCTCTCACAAAAATAAACCATGGCTAATACGCTTACCAATCTGATCCCGATCGCTTATCGCGCTTTGGATATCGTCTCCCGCGAACTGACCGGATTGATTTCCGCCGTCAACGTGGATGCTGCTGCTGATACCATTGCCCAGGGGCAGACGATCTATTCGCCTGTTGTTCCTTCCGGCAACGCCATCGGAAACATCACTCCGGCGATGACCGTGACCGCCGCGAACGACATCACCTACGGGACCAAATCCCTTGTGGTTGATAACTTCAAGGTCTCCGGCTTTAACTGGACGGGTGAAGAAGAGTTCGGCATCAACTCCGGCGTTCGCATGGAAAACCTGATGCGCGACCAACTTGCCCAAGAGTTCCGCAAGCACATCAACGCCATGGAATTGGCTCTTTGCACTGCTGCTAAAAACGGTGCTTCCCGCGCCATCGGAACCACTGCCGGAACCGCCCCTATCCTCGCCGACATTGCCGGTGCCAAGAAGATCCTCGACGACAACGGTGCGCCAATGTCTGACCGTTCCGTGATCCTTGATACCACTGCTGGTGTTGCTTTCCGGGGTATTGCCAACCTGTTTAAGGTCAATGAATCCGGTGATTCCAACCTGCTTCGCAATGGGGTTCTGGGTAGCCTCTATGGATTTGATGTCCGCGAGTCTGCTGGCATCCAGCCCGTCACCAAAGGCGGCATGACCGGCGCTTTGATCAACAACGGAAACATTGCGGTCGGATCTACCGTCCTGACCTACGATGGCGGAACCGTCAACACCACTGGTTTTGCTGCCGGAGACATTATCACGATTGGAACTGACGCCAACAAATATGTGGTTGAAGTCGGCTCCACCTCCACCACCGGAACCATCACGATTGCCGCTCCCGGTTTGCGAGTGGCTACCGTCAATGATACCGCAATCGCGGTCTTTGGAACCAGCACCCGCAACATCGCCCTGAGCCGGAACGCGATCACCCTCGCCACCCGTCTGCCTAAGTTCCAAGCCAACGACATGGCCGCAGACCGCATGGTCATCACTGATCCAAACACCGGAATCAGCTTTGAGATGTGTATGTGGCCTGGTCAACGCATGGTGAAATATGAAGTTGCTATTGCATATGGCATGACTGTAATCAAGCCAGAGCATCTTGCAGTAATCATCGGCTAACACTTCGCGGGAGGGGAGTAACCTTTAGTAAAGGGTGTAACTCCCTTCCCCCGCACCAATCGCCGCCCCGGCTCGGACTTACCGGGCCGGGGCTTTCTTGTTACCATGGACCTACTCAAAAGAGCAATCGCAAGTCGGTTTACTGGAGCCTTGGCAATCGCGGCAGGGACGTTTACGGCTTGGTTTCCATCTGGATCAGTTGAGGTTGCGATAAATTGCTTGGGCAGCACTGCAACCAAGGATGATGTTCAGATGCCAATGGGCGGGTTCCTGCATCGACCGCAGGAAGAAGTCACGATCCAAGTTAAGCTGACCGATATGCCGGGTGGAATTGCGCCGGCCATTTCCAGCCGGTTCTACGCCGGAACCAGCACGACCAGAAACGCCGCAATCTCATATCAGGTCGAATCCGTCAAGAACATGAGCCATCTTGCCAACTGGATTGAGATCAAAGGAAGCCGTTCGTAAAGTGTGTCCTAAAGTGTGTCCTGCCTGATAAAACAAAATGGAAAATCTTCTTATCGTTCAGGAAAACTTCTCTGAGACCGTTGCTCGTTACGTGTCGCGGGAGATGTCTCTTGGGAAAGATCCTCGCCGGACGATGGAGCGATTGATGGGTAACTGGGTGTTGAATGCCTTGGTTGCGACTAGACGAGCCGATAAAAATGCAATCCGGGGTCACTGGACCAGTCCTTTTACCAAGAATGGCACTCGACCGCCACGCACCCGAAAGGCAAGATCCAAGAAGGCGCATGAAATGGCAGAAACCCAAGCCTTGGTTTATATCCGGTTCATAAACTACCAAGGAGTCGCCAAAGCTTTGCCTTATGCTGAACTACTGAAACTGGCAAGAACCTTCGTCTCCCGCCGCGTCTTCTCCGGCGGCATCCACCGGGCAGGCTATATGCCAGCCATTCGCGTCCTGCGCCAGAAAGCAGGAGATCGTCCTCCTCGCTACAAGAATGAACCCGGCACAGAACCCCAATGGACAATGACGCCGGATCAGATGTCGATTGAGGTAACCAACTTCGCCAACATTATTGCAGAACTTGCCCCAAACGCCTTTGAAAATGGAGCAACTAAACTGCAAGGGCATCTCGCATCATACCTCACCAACGACATTATAAACGGTATGCAAAAAGCTGGACTGAACGCCAAATAGTATGACCTCTCCCGTCGATCAGCTACTCTCAGCAATGGAAACCTTGCTGCTCAATGGGAGCGCAACCTACAATCTCCCGGCTACATTCCCGGCTAATAGCGCCATCCAAGTATTTCGCAGTGATGCCCCTGTTTCCGCGCCATTGCCGCTTCTGGCGCTCTGCCAAGACGGTCCCTGCAAAGAGAGGCACCTGCAAGGCTCCGGCTTGTGGGAGATACCTGTTTCGGCTCGTTTGGTCTTGGATCGTAACGGAACCCTCGGAAATACCGCAGACCAGATCGAAACATCCATCCGGTCCTTCTCGGACGACATGGAAGCAATCCTGACCATGCCACTCAGGATCAACGTCAACAATGAAGCCGCCGGATTTTCCACGCCAGAACAACGCCTGACGACCGCGACAATCCAAGTCTGGGAGATCTACGACGTATCCGTTGAGGCTGATACGGAACTGGAAGGCGACCCGGTCTGCGAAGTGAAATTCACCGCCTTTTGCTGCCACAAAGGAAAAGTAATCTGATATGCCTGCAATCTCTCCATTCCTTGTTCATGCTTCTGGTGACGGCGTTCGTATGTCGGATGTCGGATTAAAGGGAGATGAGGACTTCCTGCTGGTTCATAGCGTCGAGGATGCCGCAGAATACGGCAACGAGATTACCCGGTTTGGCATTACTGGCGAGAAGGTTTATCACTGCCTGCAAGATCCGAAGCTGACGTTCTCTTTCGATGCAGATTGCTTGGCATTTGAGGGGCTGGCAAATTGCCACCCAGGGCGAACCGTAACTGCCGCAAGCATCAACAACCTAATCCCGAATGCTTTTGGTTGGGATGGTCCGAATCGGATTTATGTCTATCGTCGTCCTCGTCGTCGTCGGTCTGCTGCTGCGTTGGCTACGATCCAATTTGAGATCGAGGTAATGAATGCGGTCTTCCAGCATAATTACGACAATCCTAATGGTCTTGGTGGCGGGTTTCCGCTTACTTGGGTTGATCCGTCTACCATTCTGGTCAATTCAACCAATGCCTTTGTTCCCGCACCAAGCGTATTTGGCGCTACGATCTTCTGGCGCAGGCGCGGAACTATCGACCGCACAGGTTTCTTTGACCCTTCAAATCTTCTCGGCATGGATGTTCGGGAGTTTTGCCAATCTTGGCCGGTCGGATCTGCTCAACCTGCTAATCTTACTCAATTCTTGGCAACGGTCGATACCCAACTTGATGAAGCCGGAAGCTCGATTATTGAGGTGTTTGACGTAAGGACCGGAACGCATTGGATTAATGATGAACAAGGCAATAAACTACCAACGCTACTTGCCAACGGAACTAATCCAATCGACACGCAAGTCTTCCCAAATATTGCCTGCCGCTGGGCTGCTGTATGGAGATATACCGGAGGAACTGAACACGTTTCCGCAGACTACTTTGGGTCTGAAGCTGACCTTGCTGCTTTCCGCCTATCTCATCCAGACAACGCAACACTGACGCTGGCTGGACTCTACGATATGAAGAAGTCAATGACGGCTTTGGCTCCTTGACATCTTCGCCATGGGAACATGGCTATTTCTCCATACTACGTCCACTCAACAAGCACGGTTGACGCACAGATTGGTCTTTCCGCTGACCTTACCGGGATGCTGATTGATTCCTGCTCTGCTTCTGCTGAACGCGATGAGGTTGAGCATCAAAACTTTGCCGCAGTTGCAACCGTCAACATTGCCCGGACTCCGAAATACACCCTGACCTTTGGTGCAAAAGTAATGGCCCGAACTGCCGGAATTACAAACGCTCACCCAGGCACCCAGATTGCCCGATCCACTATTGCTCAATTCCGCACCGGAACCAATCACGGATTTGAAACCAATCAGGGTTGGTGGATGCTCGGTAACGTCACGCATACTCAGCCGCGTGGAGATTTGGACGAGATCAACTTCCCGGTTCGCATTCTTGGATTCCCCACTAACGCCGCTGGCGATTTGATCGTTTCGAATCCTGCTTAATTTGTCTCAGTTGGTTTGGTGTTCATAGTCGGGGGCAGGTCATACGTGACCTGCCCCTAGTCGTTTCTTGACGCAGGCGCATTTAGATGATCGCTGAGACTTGGATTCCAATCGATAACGACCCGCTTTTACCCGCCGCCCTTGCCTCGCTTGGATTCGCCGTAAAGCCAAACGTCCACCTCCATCCAGATGCGCCAACCATGGCCGCGCATAAGGTTGTGACTTGGATGATCGCCCCAGCGTCTCAAGATGGCCTGCACGACGGCAAGCAGCTTGTTCCGGCATGGACGGGAGGGCATCTGATTAAAGCCTCGCCAGCGCATCCCCTAATCGCTGGAATGCTTGCCCTCAAGACTAGGCAAGTCTTAGCCGATTGGAAAAAGGGAATCCACGGGATGCCGCATATCGTGATCGTAACCGGCACCAAATTTGCCCGCGCCATGCCTCCATCCGGTCGCAGCCAAAACGCCGACATCTCGCATCATCTAATCGGAGCAGTTGAGCAGATGACCCTCGACCATGCCGCCGCTGCAATCACCTGCGGACACGGCATCACCGCTATTGCCAACCAAGGATGTTTCATTACTTCTCGCGGGGCATTCAGTATGATCGTTCCCGCCGCAACCCTTGCCGCCGCAGCCGCATCCGTCGAACGCAATCCGTCCGTATCCGCCACTGCCAAAATCGGAGACTACGGACCCGGAGATCACCCGTTCTTGTATGGTCTCGCCGCAATCCAGCAGGCTCGGGCGCTCGGGATCGTAGCCGCCCAGAAAGATCCAACCATGCACCTGAATAGCCGCAGTGGTGGCAAAGTGGCGCTTGTCTCGCAGTCTATCATGGAAGGAAACAGCACCTTCAAAGAACACGTTCACAAACACCTAAGACAATGACCGAATTACCAACACTCCCTACTCTCGACTTCTCCAACGAGGAAGCATTACAAGTTTCCGCAGATACCCGTGCGGCAGTGGCCTTGCAGGCGGCGGATAGCCCAATGTATTTTAAGGGCATGGCATTGAAGCTGACGATCAGTATCAAGAGCCTGTTCTTCATGCTGCAACGGCTCGACGGTATTGCTGACAACGCGGGAGACCGGCACGAACGGGATGCGGTGATTTTGCTTTATCTCGCCAGCCAACCCGCTTCTAGTTGGTCTGAGCCGCAGAAAGTTGGAAAACACTTGCTCCAGCCTCTCCGTAGTCGTCCGTCTGATTGGTTGGCAGCAATCGATGAATGGGCGGATAAGACTCTGTCCTGCTCCGATATCTTTGATGCCTGCATGGTCGTCGATCAACTTTGGGATCTGCATCATGCAACTCGTCCAGCCATCGATAACCCGGAGTCAGAAACGGCAGTGGGAAACGGAATGCCGATCCAGCCTGGGAAATAAGGATGGTGGCGGCAATCCTTCCGATTAGCGGAGGAACAGAGAAGGAGATCCGCGAGGAGATGCCATTGGCGCGGGCCTATGCTCATTTCCATCTGTCCCTGACCAAGCTGGGTCATGATGTGCAGTGGCCAGCCGTAATATCGGCTCGTCGGAGCCTGTCCGCAACATGGATGCAGGACATGATCAAGACCGCAACGGAAGCTCCAATGACCGGCGTCTGTCACCTTGACTGACCCGCCCTAAAACCGATGGCAACCCGCAAGTCCAGTATTACCGCCCAACTCACACTGGCGGGGCAAGCTCAGTTCAAATCTGGCCTGAGCCAGATCGGAATGGAGGCGAACAAGCTCGGCAAAACGCTGCGGGAAATGAAGCCCATCACGTTTGATGGCGGGGCGAATCAGGC